ATACTTGTAATTGTTGTTTAGTAAGACCTTTAACTTTCTTTATCTTCTTCTTCCATGAAGAGATTGCAGTCATATCTTTCTTCTCTTCTATGTCATCACCAAACTTAAGGAATAGTCTACCTTTACTTTGTTTCTTATCTGTGACCTTTGCACCTACCATTGCACCGACTGTATTAATCATTGCAATACCTCTCTCTGAGTTCTTCTTATATTCTTTACCTAACTTAGATTTAAGATCATCCATAATTTTGGATAGAATATTTTCAAAATCAGATACGAGTTTACCCTCTTCTATAGGGAACTCCTTTTTAATTTCTCTGTATTTCTTTGCAGCCATAATAGTATTTATCCCTTTTTCCGTAACAACATGCGTTCTCTCCACTTGAGAGCTTGTTTATTACTTGGATACTTTGAAGTCCATGTCATCATCTTACTGAACAATTGATTTGCTTTTGCATCTAATGCTTGAACTGTATCATCATTTGTTATCTCTATGAAATCTTTTTTGAATAGACTTTTGTATTCCTTTGCAGATTTCATAGCTTTTTCCCAGTCTCCTTTTACTATCTCAGGAGGTAATTTTCTTGCACGCATATCATTTCTTTTTTGTGCATTCTCTAGACTGGTTCTTACAAATACCATTTTGTATTCGTATCCTAATTTGTCTAGTAACTTTTTGTAACTTACAATCTTAGATTTGTTTGCAGCTGTGGTGTCAAAGATCATACCAAGTCTACCCCTGATATATGCATCCATATTCTTACCAGTGATCTTCTTTGCCTTTGCACGAATCGGATCAACCTTATCAAAGTCTGCACCTCTTAGATCAAGAGATAATCCTGCTTTCTTAAGACCATTCTCAAATGCTTTATCTGTGTTTACTAACTTAAGACCTAGAGCTTTCAGTGCAAGTTTATCTACAACTGCAGATTTACCACTGCCTGGCCCACCCATAAGGAACACAGCTTTGAAGATGCCTGGGTCATATACACCTTCTGTAATTAAATCTTCTATCATGTATTGAGGTAAAGTCCCTTCATTGATACCCATACCTTTTCTAATATCATCGTATAGTTTCTTTGCAAGGTTCTTACCTTTTGATGGTACACCGTCTTTGAATCCTTCGAAGTCTCCCTTCTCTGCAAACTCTCTCATCTTACTTGCAGACATTCCTGATACATCATCTGCATCGGGGTCTCTTTCTCCAGCTGATATAATGTTTATGTTCTTGAATTTGTAGTAACCATGTCTTGCTTTGACTCCGTTGTATTTTGTAATCAACATTTCAAACTCTTTTACTCTGTCTGATCCTACAACCATGTTTACATTTACATACTTCTTCTCTTGTAAGAAGTTACAAATCTCAAATACAGTTCTTACATTTGCATCTACTACAATCTTTCCAAAGAACTTCTTAAGATATTTTACTTTGTCTCTGTGGTTTAGTGGGTTCTTTCTTTTATCATTTGAGTGTGAGGAAAACAATAATACATCTGTTCCACGACCAACGGACAGGAGTTTTTTGACAAGTTTCTCATGTCCTGTAGTAGGTGGATTAAAACGACCAAATGTAAAAGTTGCACTTTTCTCTTTGGCTTCTGATATGAAATTATTAAATGTCTTCATTTGTCCCAATTCTTTTGTGCAGTAAAGTTATTATATGCAAACTCCATTCTATCTACGAGTTTAACTGCACTTCCTTTTCTATCGATTGCAACATAACCTTCGGGGTTTACTACCTCAAAACCATTTGCAGTTTTATTAAATGTTCCTATACTCTTTACTCTATTTAGGACATCTATAACCATTTGCTTTGCAATCACTAAGTGTCCCATAAAAAATGTTAGGTTTGTTAGAAACTTTTTGAGAGACCTCATTTCATTGTATAATTGTTCACCAATCTCTCTTTTAATTTCCTTTGTCTTTTCTGTTTTTACTTTACCAACTACCTTATCTCTCCAATAGTTTTCAAAGTGTTTCATGTACCCATCATATGTTGGTTTGTATTTTCCTGATCTGATGAGTGCATTACAATATGTCTTGTAACTTGCACCAGCTCCTTTAGAACCGATTGCAGTTTGTATCTCCTGAAACTTTTCTAAGTCCTTTCTCTTGATCCCGTGGAATGCTTTACCAACCTTTGATAACTCCTGAGTCAATGCAAGAGTTTCTTTTGCAGTCATAGAACCTTTACCACTTACATCTTTATATGATGCATCATCGATCCAAACATCTGAACTATTACCTAACTTTGATATGTTTGCACCAAAACTTGCTGATAAATCCTCTATACTAGAACCTGAATATGTGGTATGGAAAACGATTCCCATTTTAGACTTAGCTATTTTCTTACCCAGCTCACTGTCTGTTTGCACTGCATAAAAAATTGTGTTTGGTTGAAATGTAATGTATGACTCTCCATCAATCTTAGTCATCTTCTTATCATTGGTGTACATTAGATCACCTTGCATGATAGTATTCCAAGATAGTTTAGAAAGATATTTGTATGATGTAAGAAACTTTTCTTTTAACTGACCTGATAAATCACCTGAATCTTTGATCTCTTGCTCTGATGTGTAGAAGAGAGGTTCTTTATTGAACAGTGATTTCTTTGCAACAAAGAACTGACCTGTCTCAGGATGTTTACCACAAAATATAGCTGGAGCTCCATCCCATTTTACAGTCATCTTTACACCTGATGATGCATTACCTTTTAACATATCTCTAAGACCCTGTAAAAAGTTTATTGCACCACGACCACCATCAATACCTTGATTGATAATCTCGTCCTCTAAGTGTTCTAGATGTAAGTTTTTTGCACCCATAATATTCCTATTATACTATGCGTTCGGGTCACCGTCAAGGTCACCGTTGTCAATCTTTGCTTGTAAAGCTGCCTTTTTGTTTTGAAGTGCAGTTATAGTTGCTTTGTGACTGTTTAGATTCGTAGTGTAATCTGCTTGGTTTGCAATATCCTGAGAGAAACTATCGTTCCATTCCTTCCAGTTCTCGTAAACACCCAGTGTGACTGGGTCTGTCTCATTTTCATCTACTGTCGGATATTGACTTCTCCACCATGCAAAGTAAGCGTTTGCACCACCTGTTCCAGTCCATCTATGATTTGATGCACCTGTAGTATCATCGGGGTTACAACCATCTGTATGAGAAGGATTACTCCAGTCTGCATTCTCACCTCTTGGCCCAAATACATTACTATTTACACCCTCTAACCAATCGACATATCGTTGTTGTCGTGCAATTTTTAAATCTAATAATGCAATATCATCTGACCATGCCATTGTTTTCTCCTAAAAAATTAGTTATTGAACTATTTAGGTTTTTGACAATGGTGAGGAACGGAGTTTTTCTTCTAACTGTTGAATTTTAAGTTGAATGAGGTCTGCCTGCTTTGAATTGCCTGATTTCTTGGCCTCCCTCAAGGATTTTTTGAGTTCTATCTTATAGGTGATAGTATCTATCACTTCATTTGATTTTAATGTCGTATTACTCATAATGCATCTTATAGTATAACATATTATTTATACTACGGTCAAGAGGGTTTTAAATCTTGAAATCTGAGTACCTATCTCTTCCTCTGTCTGCAACTGGTATACTATCATCATAATCATCTGCAGAATCAATCAACTCTTCTTGAGCTTCTTGTTCACAATCATATAGTTTCATTCTTGACCTATCAACACCAATTACAAATCTCTTAAATATTGTAGGGTCATTGTATCTGTTCTTCAACTGTTTAACAACCAACTGGTCTAGTTCTTCTAGTTCATCACTGGTAATCAATGCAAACATCATATCAGCTGTAGCTGGAAGACCAAACGATTCTGAGGTATCTTCGAGTCCGATATCTGTTGAACCGAATCCTGACCTTGTTGTTTGAGTTGCACTCATAATTGGTACATCATACTCCACTGCAAGACCTCTAAGTTCTTCTGCAATACTCTTCACCAGTGTGTAAGAGTTTGCACCTGAGCCTGGTCTGATTCTATGTGATGCACAAATGTTTAGATAATCAACAAAGATAATATCAGGTTGAAAGTCTTTCTTGATATCCAACTCTTGTAGTAAATGTCTGAAATGTCCAGCATGTGCAGCTGCAGTTGGATACTCTTTTACAATCAATTTACCTTTGGTTTTGTTCTTGAGTTTCTCAATCTTCTTATCATACATCTTCTTAGACATATCAGGAAGTTCTTTCATAGGTACATTCAAACAATTTGCATCAATTCTTTCTGCAATCCTTTCTTCACTCATTTCTAGAGTAATGTACAATACATTCTTACCCATCATCAAAGCTGCAGAACCCATATGACACATGAACAATGACTTACCAACACCAGTGCCAGCAAGACAAATATTCAAAGTCTTGTTTGGTAGTCCACCCTTGGTAATCTTGTTGAAGTATTCTAGATCAAAAGGAAGTTTCTCTTCCTCGGTATTATAGAATTCAAATCTATCATCTGCGTCCTCTAATACATCATGACCAATATGTGTATCAAAGGACACGGAGAGTGCATCCTTCAAAAGCTCAGGTATTTCACCAGTAGATCGTTGTGACTTCTTATCAATCACTTCGATTGAATCCATCACTGCGATATAGATTGCTCTATCTTTGCACCACTGCTCAGTCTCATCGACTAACCAATCCTGTGGTGTATCTTCACTACCGAAACCTTCTACAATAGTTTTTGCGTCCTTGACTGTGTTCTCGTTATAACTTGAAGAATTGTCAAGGTTTATGAGAAGTGCTTCTGTTGTAGGTGGTTTAGTATATTTCTGAAAATAATCATATGTCAATTCATAGATTGTTCTTTCAGATATATCTGTGAAATACTCTGGCTTCAGAAATGGGATACACTTCCGTGTAAACTCTTCATTCTGAATCAGATTCTTGAGTATCGTCTGTTCTATTCTCGTTTCCATATTTAAAATAATCTCTCACTACAACCTCTAATCTTTCCATTACATCATCTGTAAAGTATTTCTCAGGGTTATTGTTTATTGTTTTTGCAAATTCAGTTTTACCATTTGGTAACTCAACCCTCGTAGAGGATTTCTTAAAGATACCACTTGCAAGTGCAAGATCAAGTAAACCGTAATATCTATCTAAACCTGTTTCATAGTTTAGTCTGACATCGACCATCCTGTTTTCAACTGTAAGTCTTGACTTTGCATTCTTACAGTGAATGATGTTACCGATGACTTCTGTTCCATCCTTCTCCTTCTTTTTGGACAAGTAAATAATAGAAGAAGCTGCATACTTCAATCCACTACCACCACCCATTTCTTTTTGTGGGAACATGGAACCTATCACATCATAAGTGTGATTAGTCACTATCATAGGGACACCTGCCCTACCCAGTTTTAGAGTCAATACTCTGAATGCACCTTTAACTACTTGAGCTCGAGTCATGTCACGGGTTTCTTTACCCTCTGCAGTATCCTCAATTTCTTTCGTTGTAGATAACATACCCAATGAATCAAGACACATCATCATAGGTGGTCTCTTATCTTCGGGTGTTTCGAGATATCTATCTAATATAGAAATTGCCTGTAAACGAAATTGTTGAACAGTTACCACAGGCACGATAACCATTCTATTTGAATCGATTCCTCTACTCTCAATCATATCTTTACTGATTGCAGATTCGGATTCGAAGTAGATAACTGCAGCGTCGGGATTATCCTCTAGGAACTGTTTACACATTCCCAGTGCAAAGTAAGTTTTACCTGTTGCTGATTCCCCTGCGATTGCAGTAATTTTGTTTTTAGGTAATCCACCGTATAGTGAACCACTCAATAATGAATTGAAGACATAACTCCCTGTATCGACAAAAGAGTCTACATCCCCAGCTGCAACACCATCAGAAACGACACCTGCGTATTCGTTTCCTGTTGCTTTAACTAAGTCTTTAATAAATGACATATACACCTCTCATAATGATATAACCATTATAGTATATATTGTGGTTTCTGACAAGTGGGTTTTATTTCTTTTTCTTTATGTCTTTGATTGCCTTACCGTTTCTTCTATCTAAGAAACTTTCAATCATGGTCTTGATCGTTGAAACCTGAGCTTCAAGATGAATAATAAACCCGAATATGACACATATCATACCAAGGTAAAAGATGTCCATCAAAGATATAATCATGATACCTTATCGATGTCTTCCTGAGTTACGACACCTTTCTCTATTAGTAGTTGTCTGTGTTTCAAATGTTGTTCTTGAATCTGTTCTTTGTTACCACCAGCATAATCAACTGCATGATGGTCATCAATCATCTTTTGATTGACTGAATAATGCACCTCAAATTGTGGATGTCCTACATTCTCATAGACATATAGTTCACCTAGTATTCTACCAAACTTACCTTTATCATGAGATACTAAGGTTAACATTTCAGCGTTTGATAAAATTTCTTTAAGATGTTTCTTGGATGCTTTACCGAATAATTTTTCTACTAAATCTCTTGTTCTTGATTCAGGTGTGTCGATACCCATCAGACGCACCCTTTGTTTTTTGTAAGTCATTCCAAAGCCTAAATCGATATCGACATCAACTGTGTCTCCATCAACAACTTTAGTGATACTTACTTTGTATTCGTACATGATATTTATTTTTGATTATGTTTCCTATGTTCAGATTTTTCTTCCCAGTGTTCAACTGCCTTTTTGATACAGTCCTCTGCTAAAACTGAACAGTGTAACTTGATTGGCGGAAGGTCTAGTATCGCTGCAATATCTTTGTCTTTTATTTGTTTTGCTTCTTCGATAGTTTTACCAATCAACATGTCAACAAATAAACTGGATGATGCAATTGCACTACCACAACCATAAGTCTTAAACTTAACATCTTCTATTCTTTCATCAATGTCAAGTTTTAAATCAAGTTTCATGACATCACCACAAGCAGGAGCTCCAGTCATACCCGTTGCAACATTAGGGTCTTTAGGGTCAAACCTACCAACTGAATGTTTTTGGGGATTATTCAGGACTGAATTAAATCTATCTACTACTTGTTTACTGTATGCCATAATACTATTTATCCGAAGAAGGTGTCTAAACTTGCATTTCCGAACTTTTCTTCTATCTTATTTACATTTCTTTTATTGAACTCTTGGAAGTCTTTATTATAAATGAATGGTATCTCACTTACTGTAGTCCACTCTTTATCTCCAGCTTCCATAACTTTCCATTCTAGGTTATCTTGTTTAGGATAATTCAAAGTCCAGTCGACTGTAGAGTTCTGTAAATATTTTCTATCCTTTTTGTTTATAGGATATATGTATTTATATTGTCTACCTTTAACTCTCTTGAGTCCTAATTCTATTCTCTGTTCGTAATTGGGTCTATGACCATACTTCTTACCATCTTTGTTAGGTAGAAGTCCTTGCATTGTTCTAGGGTGAACCTTCTCACCATTCTCTGTTACATATAGATCGGTTTCAGAATACCCACCATATAGGAAGTTTGCAGCTTGATATACATATCCAACCTTACCAACAATACCATCTGCCCATGTAAAAAGAAATTTTATTCTTAAATGTTGACGAATCCATTTGATTGCTAGAGATAACATTTGACTCTCAGAATTTTTAGGCATGTCATCAGTCATCGCCATCTTACCGATTTCAAAGTAATCAGCTGAAGTCAACTCAGGGAATAAAACTTGTATGGTATGTTTGGGTCTAGTTCCCCAACCTAGAGATAGTACACCTACCAACTCATCATCAACATAACAACCTAACCAATGTTTAGTAAGTTTAGGTATGATAGGAGAGTAATGCCACTTTTGTAAAAATAAAGTTGCAACTCTGTAATCTACCTCTCTTACTATCATCCGAAAAAACTGTCTAATGATGCAACTGGTTCTACATTCCAACCAATCAAACTAATAACAACCTTCAATGGGTCAACGAAAGCTTTGTCAAACTGCATATCATAATCAATAAATCTGTGTAAAT